GGGCGATGAGGGCGGTCCGTAGATCAGGGAGCATCTTTGCCTCCGTTCCGTTGCTTGATGACACGCGCCACGATGATGGCCAGAGCGATCCACTTCACCCAACCTTCGGGAAGGTAGGACTGGGCAGCAGGCAAGTACTCGTAAGCCACATCAAGCAAGGCCAATGCTGCAGCCAGCTGAATGCTGAGGAACTTCCAAGACTGCTTCCAGTCCTCAATCAGTATTTTCATGGGTACTCCTTCCAAGGCAATTGCCAATGTGGTCCGTCTTTGAATGTCGTCCAGTCACCTCCCCACTCAATGGGAATCTGCAACTCGGCGGCAGCCTGCTTGACGGCAACAGCGAGCTTGTGGTATAGAGGCCAGTCCCAGCGCACGGAGCCAGCCACGTAGGCACCGAGGTCGACGGCATGGCCAGTCAGATGGCGTGACCGCATGGTCTGACTGGCGCCTGCCTTGACGAGCTGTTCCTGCCGAGTCTTGGAGCGAACTCCTTCGAGCACAGCAAAGTCAATCTCAGTGATTTCGATGGCACGCTCAACAACCTTGACGAGGTCTGGGTGGACTCCGGACAGCCGGTCGAGCGATTTTTTGCTGAGTTTGTAAGTCATTCCTTGTCCGCCTTCTTGTCAATCTTGTCTTCGATCCTGTCCAACTTGGCAAACAGGGCTGTGACTGAGGTGGAGAATTCGTCCTTCTTGACGTAGGCACCAGCCACCAAGACCTCAATCTCAGAGACCTTCTTCACGAGCTCCTTGTCCGCAATCTGGAGGTCTTTGACGGCCTGCCAAACCGCGTTCAGCAAGAATCCGATCAGGGCGCCAAAGCCGCCCAAGAGCCAGTTGATAAATGTTTGGTCCATCACCCACGTCCTCACAAAGTTGTAATAATGAAAGCCAGAAGTTCTTCGTAGATGACGCCGTAGCGGTCACCGCCGTCCCAGTAGTCGTGACGAATGACGCCGTAGTCCTCAGCATCAAGGCCCTCAGAACTGAAGGCTTCAACCACCTGCTGGGCAATGACACCGACGTGGCTCTTGGCGTCTACGCCGTTTTTGACTACGTCACCATTGCGCTTGAACACCTTCACCAGGCCCTTGACCTTGACCGCTACGCGCTTCTCAGCATCAGTCAGTTCACGGATCTGCTGCTTCTCACGCTCGTCAGACGTGGTGACGACGCCGTTCTCAGAGAAGACCGTGTCCCAGCGGTTGGATGAGCGGCCAAGTGTAGGACCGCTGTCCGTGTTGGGGAAGAACGTGCCGTCACCCTTGTAGGTCAGTTTGTCAACCACACTGCCAGCTGGCCCAAAGCCCATGATGACGTCGCCGATCGAGGTGATGGTGCGGCGGAACTGGTGCGTGCCACCTGGGTATTCGATGTAGTCGGTCGTCGGCCACAGGCGGTCACCATCAGAGTCAACCAAGATGGAGTTCGAGTCAGAGTCAACGCGCACGTTGGTGCCGGTGTTGGCAGCCCCGTTGGCGTTCACAATGCCGCCTTCACCGATGTCGATGTCCCAAATACCGTTGTCTGTGGTGATGGCGCCAGAACCAAACAGGATCTCGCCACCAATGTTCGAGACGCCGTTGGCTGCGTTGTTGCGCACGATGGCACCGTCAGCTTGGATATTGCCGAAGTTCCGCGAGTCCAGGCCATTTGTGCCGTTGCAGATGGCGTGGACATTCAGAGCCCCGACGGCACCTGAGCCGATGCAGAAGACACCCTGCTGCCAGTTGCCAGCTGCGACCGAGTTGTCAGCGTTCATCCAGCCCACGCCTTCAGCCTCATAGCCGGATGCACCGTTGCCGATGGCCGAGCTGGCCTTGGCAGTGCATGAGCCGGCCGAAGCAGCTTGGAAGCCACGCCAGCCGTTGGAGCAGGAGCTGACCAGGGTGCCGTACATCTTGCCGCCGATGACCTGAACACCGTTGCCTTCCCACTCAACGATGCCGACACGCGCGACCCAGATGGAGCCGAGGTTTGTCTGCTCGGACTCATTCAGACCAGTGTCGTAGGTGTTCGAGACCGAGCCAACCTGCAGGCCGTCAGCCGCGCTATCAGACGGAGCCGAGGCTGAGATGTTGAACGAGCCAGCCAAGATCGTGTTGCGGAGCGCGCGGAGCGAACAACCAAAGATCCGCAGGCCAACGCTTTGAGCAGGCCAACGCAGAATGGTCTTGACTGGGCGAACTGAGGCACTGATGAACGTGAAGGCTGGCCAAGTTCCATACAGGGTGTGCTTGACCGTGATGTCGTTGCCAGCTTTGGCGGTGACACGGAAGCAGCCCTCGGTGACACGGTAGTTGCCCACTCCGCTCGAACCTGAGATGATGACGTAGTCACCAACGTCAATGTTGGAGCTGTCTGCCAATGTGTATTTGATGCTGTGGCTGGTGGACACACCGCCGACATTGGCAACCACTGTGGCAGTCGTGCCAGCAACGTCAACGCCCCTGATGTCAATCTTTGTCGCATCAGGGTTGTCCAGGTCAACAAACCCAGGAACGTTGATCTCGCCAGACGGCAGGTAGAAGATTGTCAGAGCTTCTGGATGGACCAGGCTCAACTTGTGAATGAAGGTGGCAGCCTGCGCAGCATCGAGCGAAATGTAGCATGGGGCATTGACCAACACCGGACGGTCTTCAGCCAGCGCCAAGATCAGAGCTGCCGCGTCATTGGTCACACCGTCACACACGCCTCCGAAGTCTTTGATGCTGATGAAGTCACGGAGCTTGCTCTCGACGGTGCGTGACACGGCACCAGTCCCAGACTGGGCAAAGCCAATGAACTCCGAGCCATTGGCTCCACCGACCAGGCTGTTGACGATGCTGCTGATGCTCGTCAACATTGAGGACGAAGCAGCTGAGTAGACGAAGCCGCGGTTCTTGTTGCGGACAGTCAGTGAGAAGTCAGCAGGCGTGAACAACGCAGCTGGGCTCCCGTTCCGAACTGGGTAACCACCGACTGTGCGGATCGGTTGGGCTGCCGGGATGGTCCCAGCCTCGTCCCAGTAGATCGTGATGGGAGTCGTCTCAGGATTCTGGTTGGCAACACCAAAATACAAGAAGCCGCTCTCGAGTGGTGTGCCGTCAACGTCGTTGAACGTCTGGTACGGCGGCGAAACTGCAAAATTGCTCATGTGGTTCTCCTAAATTATTCACCCAGGGCTTTTTTGACCTTGGCACGAGTCTTGGCGTCTTTCACGCCTTTCGTCAGAAGACGGAAGCTTGTCATGATTGGGGCAGGCACACCAGCCGTGCCACTGATGGCGATGTCCATCATGCCGGCGAGCACGCTGGCCGTGTTGCTTGTGTTCACCGCACCAGCTGGCGAAGTCAACACGTCCTTGGCCACATCGTTAATGGTGCGCAGTTGTTCAGCGCCTTTCTTGCCGAAGACGAAGTCGAGCTTACCAGACTTGTCGAGCTGCGTGATGACACGGTCAAGTTGGGCAGGAGACAAGACGGCGTTGCCAATCTCATCACGGCCCACACCCTTGGTGGCCTCGTCACGCATGAACTTCAACGTACCGCCCTGAAGTTCCTTCCAAGCCTGTTGGCCATTAGGTCCCTCAGTCTGAAGCAGGCGGCGGACCTGGCGGACCGTGTCAAGCGAAGTTGATGGGTCTATGACTGAGCGGCGCAAGACATCTTCCATGGCGATGGCGCGATCATTGCTGCCACGTTTCTGTCCCAGCAAGTTCTTCACCAACCCGATGTTCTCGTAGTCACTGCCAAATCGAGCGCGCGCAGCACGAGCTTGCTTGTACATGTTGCCGCCAAGTCCTTCAGTCTGAGCATCAATCAAGCTGCGCATCTGAGAAGCCTGCATGATGTTCGTCGGTTCAGCGTTGGTAGCACCACCGATCGAACGGCGGAACAACTCGGCGGTCTTCAATGTCACTGGTTGGGCAACCAAGGTGCCATCAGGCGCCTCAGTGGCCACACCGAGTTGGAGAGCTTTGGCTCGAGTTGCTTTGAGCACATTGGCCACCTCAGCTTCAGGGGCGTTGTCAACCAGATGTTGAACCACACTGTCAAGCTTGACAGGTGCCTCCATCTCTCCAGCCTTCTCAGCTTCCTTGTACAGGGTGCGGATGCGCGTCTTGTCACGGGCAGCTCGGTCACGCAGCGCTTTGTCCACGGTCAGACCGATCGAGCGCAGGTCAGGAGCCTCAGCACCGGTCATGTCAATGAAGGCCTCGAGGTTCTGTTGGAGCTGCTTGTTCTGAGTGGAGAAGCGTTCACGAATCGGTGCCCCAACCTCAGGCAGCTTGGCAGTCTCACGCTCAAACCGCTGCTGCTCGAACTGGCGTGTCTTCTGGCCTTCGGTCAGCTTGATGGGGACTGGCAGCTCATCAGCCTTGGCTTGACGCAGCGTTGCCATGTCCACACCAGCCGAGCCACCAGAAGCCCCCGTACCTGGTGTGGGTTTCTTGACAGCTTGGCCTGGCAGCATCTCACGCATTGGCTCAGTAGCTTTGGCAACAGCCTGACCAGCCCGCTTCGTGGCTTGCACAACTGGTGCAGCTGCGCGACGTGCTGTTGCAGCAACCGCAGGCATGGCGGCTTTTGCACCAGTAGCTACGGCACCAACAGGACCAATGACAGGAATGACAGGAGGGACGTTCTGGAGTACTTCACCGACTGCCTGGACTTGCTCTTGGCCTGACTGAGTGCGAGGCTCGTAGGTCAACGCCCGAGCGCCTTGCATGGCTGACTTCTCGACCAGGTTGGCCGCCTCCTGGCTGCCGAACTGCCCAGACAGGATCTGTTCGGCCAGACCTTTCAGCGTGCCACCGATCATGCCCACAGTTCCGCCAGTGGCGCCTGTGCCGATTGTCAAGGCAGCCTCACCAGCACCAACGATCTTCTCGCCAATAGATGGTTCGACGTACTCAGGTGTCGTGCCAGGGACGATCGAGTCTGGGATCTGGTTAGAGACGTCTTGGCGTGCTTTGACCAGCACAGAAGCCAAGCGCCGAGCGGCGTCAAGGTCACCCGCCTTGTCGGCGTTGACCAAGGCCTGCTCAAGTTCTTGGAGTGTTGCCATTAGCGGGCTCCTTGAGTGTACTTCTTCACGAGAGCATCGATGTCGCCACCAGACGTGCTTACGGCTGGCGTGTCAGGAATGGTCTCAGGCAGACCTGACTTGAGGGTCAAGTTCTTGCGGCCCTTCATGATTAAGCGCTGGGCCTCACGTACATTCTCAAGCAGCCGCTCAGGAGACTGCTTCAGGCTGAAGTTCTGTAGAGCGGCTTGCAACTTCTCGCCTTCAGCGTTGGACAGTGCGCCCATGCCTTTGATGTTCGGGATCTGAGCCAGGAACGACTGCGACCCGAGCGTCTCAACCAGTGCCTCGAAGTCAGCAGTGTCTTGGCTGAGCGTGGGCATGCGTGCAGACACAGGGCCGGCAGCTGAACCGATGACGCCGATGGGAGTCTTCAAGATGCGGTCGGCCGTGTTGAGCATGTTGTCCATGTTGGAACGGGCAGCTTCAATTTCAGCAGACTTCTCGCGCACGGCGTTGTCGCGCTTTTGGACCAAGTCTTGGAGTTTGAGTTGGTTCTCTTCGCGCTTGATCTGGTTGCCCTCACGAGCGATCTGAGCGTTGAGCGCAGCAATCGAAGCATTCTGCTTGGCGATCTTGATGTCCTCTTGGATCTTCGTGATGTCCCAACCTTTCTTCTGCAGGTCGAGCACGGCACCAGACTCGGCAAACTTGGCCTCGACGGCAGCCTTCTGAGCTTTGGCTTGAGACTCAGTCAGCTTCGATGGTTGAAGTTCAGCATCACGCTGCTCGCCTTGGAGCTTGGTGAATGTCTCAGTAAATTTGTCAGGCCCCATGGCCGACGCCAGGAACAACCCGGCCGAGGTCTTGGCAGTGTCTGGGCTAGATTTGACCAGCTCTTGGAGGTCTTCAAGAGTCTTGGCTTCACGCTCCTGGCCAGAGTTGCGGTACGCCGTGGCTTGCTCAGTCAAGAGCTGCTGGGCAATCTCAGGCTTACCTGATTGGAGTGCGGCATAGACCTGCGAGGCTTGACCAAGACGAGCATCCTTCTGCTCGGTGCTCAGCACGTCGTAGGTCCGCTTGAAGTTCTCGCTCAGACTTGGGTACTTGACCATCATGCTGGCCAGAGCCGACGGCGTCGGGTTCTTGGACAGCGAACCAAGGTCAGTCTCCATCTGGACTTGCTGCTCACGAGCCTTCTGCAAGTCAAGAGCTTTCTGCTCAGCCAGGTTCCGTTGGGACATCACGTTCGCAATGCCAAGCGCGTTTTGAACTCCGCCCATGACCGACTGGGTCGGATCAGGAACGTTGAGCATGTAGTTGAATGGTTGTGCCATGGTCAGAATACCTTCATTGCTTTGAGTGTGGCGACACTGCCGATCGTGTTGCCAACGTTACCCCACATTTGGGCTTGAGCTTGACCCTGAGCCAGGGCTGCACCTGCAGCAGCCTGGCCCTGTTGAGTCAGTGCGTTGCCGATGTTGGCTCCAGTTTGTTGAGCTGCCGCAGCCTGACCAGCAGCCGAAGCTTGGCCAAGACCGGCGATTTGCCCGTACTTGCTGAACTGCTGCTCGATCAACTGGTTGAGAAGCTGGGGACGGAACTGGGCCAGTGTCGCTTGGGTGTTACCACCACGTAGGCCACCGGTCGCTGAGGCATTCTGCAAGATGGCGTTCTCACCCTGTTCGATCATGGCCTGCATCTGAGGTCCAGTCTCCAAGGCTGTGATGGCGTTCTTCTGGGCCGTAGCGCCACGAAGTCCAGTCAGACTGCGCATGTCAGTCATGGCGCCAGAACCGGCATCCACGTAGGGCTTCAGCAGTTTTTGAACAGCTTCAAATTGACGCCGCTGCTCGGCGATAGACGCCTGGCTTGACTCCGTTTGCGCACCGGCTGCAGACTCAGCCGCGTCCGATTGGGCATTGCTTGCCATGACACCGGTGATGACCGAGCCGGCCACCACGGCAGTTGCGATTCCGCTCATGCTCGTTCTCCTTTGATAAGATGGATTCCAGATAGGGACAGGGCTTGCCTGTAGTCGACGGTGACCTCTTCGCCTTGGTCACCACCAGAGCAACCAGAGATATTCCGCGTTGCCACAAGGTAGATGTCCCCAATGTCGTTCTTCACGAACTTTGCATTGGGGTTGGCTGAGTGGTTAGTGTAGCGACCGGTTGGAGTGCGCATGCCGCCCAGGCGCGACGGTGCCAAGACCTCGCCCTCAGACGCAGGGTAGCTGAGGAACACTCCAAGACCTTCGATGGGTGACTTGCGGATCGTAATCTTTGGCGCGAAGATGTCTGGCATAGGGATCTGGTCTGATTCGTCCTCAGATTGGGCTCGCACGACTTCAGAGGTGAAGCCTGCCTGGGCGATCAGCTCGGCAAAGTCATCACGATCAACTTGGTGTGCATCGTGGTTGGCCTGCTGCTGAACATCACTGTGATCTTGCCACGCCTGGCTCTTGTCAAGCCACTTGGCCTCAAGCGCGTCGACGCTGCGCTCTTCATCAGGGTTGGGGTAGATGTTTTGCCAGGTGCAAGTCTCGATGACGTAACCAACCTTACGGCCAGGCTTGCCTACGAAGATCATTGGGGCTTGGAGCACGCGGACCTGACCGTCATCGCCGACCATGGCCACAGCGCCGGTCAGCATGATGTTGAGGTGGTCGAACCGCTGTGCGTGGCCGATGGCCATTGTGCCAGCAGGCAGGGTGACTTCGCGAGCGTAGATTCCAGGTCCAAAGTGGTGGACCACTGGACACTCAGCTTGTGGAAGGCTGAGCATGTGGGATTCGACCTTGTCGATTTCGATTACGTGACCCACATCACGATTTTCTGCTGTAGCCAGCATCTCACTCTCCTTTTCAGGGTGCTTGTGAGCTGCTGGCTGCTCTTAAGGCTCAGCTACTGTGGCATCTAGTACCACAGGTGGTCAGATACTAACACACATCTGACCACCTTGTAAATCATCAGGTGATTTCACGTCCAGAAGCGCTGATAGTCAAGGACGTGGCGGCGCTAGCCAATGTGGAGATGAACCCTCCCGACTCGAGGACCTGGCCCACAAGTTCTGGGCAGGTGTAGGTCTCGTTCGGCGCGATGGCTCGAGTCTTGACCAGCACATTGGCGTCTGTAGCACCATCACCAAGGGCCACAAGATTGGCGCTGAAGGCGACATTGCCTGCCGACGTGTTGGTCACCGTGAACTTGTCAATGATGGTCTTGCAGTTCACAGCCACATATTGGGATGTCTGAAGGTTCTCAGCTTGCTTGCGTGGGATGATGTTCTTGACTGTAACGGTCATGGTTGTTCTCCTTAAATTGCTTCGGCGCCGCTTGCCGTGATCGTGAGACCGACGGCAGCAGCTTGGATTTGAATCGTATCACCGGCGTTCAGCACCTGGACACCATTGTATTGGAGCACGTTGTTGGCCGGAACTGGTACGTCGTAGAAGAAGGCATTGGCAGTCGTTGCACCAGCACCCATGAACACGCGAACATTGATGGGAGCTGCCGTCGTGTTGGCGATGCTCAGCTCCTTGACCAAGGCACGGGTGCTGGCCGGTACCGTGTACAGCGTGGCCACACCGGTTGTGATTGCAGCCTGGCCAAATTTGGTTGGGGTCATTACATCGAAAGCCATGTGAGCACCTGATTAGTTTTGGCAGCCGGCGTCGAACCAGACTCCCATCGTTGTTGAATTGAGTCCCAGACCAGCGTGTCGCCTTCAGCAGGTGACGCAGCTTCCACGTCATCAAGGTCGTTGATCTTCATGCCTGCATCCATGCGGACAAAGATGGAACCATTTCCAGTTCCGACGTTGATGACGATGGCCACAGGTGTCTTCAACTGACCAGACACTGGTTGAATATTAGTCAGGCCACCAACTACTGATGGGTTGACAAACAGAAGGTCTCCTTCGTTCCAAGTCTCACCGTATGCGGCGCCAGTTGTGTTGATGTTGCGCACCAGACCGAAGCTTGTCACGTACCCGAACTGGTTGTTGGTGATGTCCTGGGTTGCGACGCCAAGCATGTACTTTGACTCGATCGAACCATCACCTACGGCTTTGGCAATCGTTAGCTTACCCGATGCACCGACTGCGCCTGTAGCCATCACAGACTGACCATTGGTGATCGTTACGCCAGACGTGTTCTTGGCGTAGTAGTGCATCTCCTGACCGACCTGCAACGTCACTCCG